GTTGACTGGAATGATGATGTTTGATGGCTCAAGCTCACGCCATTTCTTGTCACCAGTTCCGATCCGAAGCTGGAAGTTGTTGCTGTCAGGCATGCGAGCCAAAGCTGCTTCGCCTTTGAGCAGAACTTTGTCGGATGCATTCCAATTTGCCAGAGTGTCATTCCGTAGGATGATTCTCGTGCTGATTGTCTTTGTTTCTGCCATGTTCTGTTTTCCTTGTCAATGAAATCTTAGTTTCTGTTTCTATGTGAAGAGGTCTGATCAAGCTCCTCCGCCGTCAAAAGACACATATGCCTCTGCTTCATCTGGGTCGATGATCCCATTTCCGTTGCGGTCATTGATCATTCTATTTCCTTCGATGATTGGCGGGTTGCTGCTCAGCTGATGCTCTATTGCTTTTCCAACTTCTGGTAAGACAGCTGGAATCACAGTCGAGCTGATTGAGCTCTTCACCTGCTTATTTACTTCATACTTGATGATGCATTCATCGCGATTGCGGATGTCAATAAGCTTCTGAAGCTCAATGTCTGTAGGGATTGGAAAAGGCTCAGGCTTAGGACATGGTGGGCATGGATAAGGGCAATGAGGCTTGGGGTCCTATGCAAACTAAGGCTTATGCTTAGGCTATGGATAATGGATATGGCGTCCATCAATATAGTATTTGCAGAGACCATCTTCCTAAGTGTAAGGAGCTAAGTCAAACTTGAAATGGCTGCGAGTCTCGCTGTAAGTATAATAGTTGTCTCGATTGTGTGGGTCTTCTCGCTCAAAGTCGCTGACATCTTTAGCAATTGCAGGGTTCATGCACACAAAGCGTCCCTTATGCTTTCTCAGCTCTTCAGGCGGACATACTCTTGGAGTCACAGGCTTTGCCCATCTGCAGTTTCTGCAGCAGTCTGGATCAATCTTATGGTACTCGATCTTCTCAGCATAGATATGGATGTCTTGCCATCCTTTAGTCTCAACATTGATGAGATGGCGATACTATGCAACGAGCTCATAGAATCGAGCTAATGCTGGGTCGATCGAAGTGAAGACTTCTTCGACTAATGTGACAGGATTGTTGAGTGCATCGCCATAGCAATAGCTGACGACAGTGACCTAGAAATGAGTGTCAAACGTCCTGAGGTCATCGTTGTATGGATATTCGCTGTCATCGTAGTCAGTCAGCGCAATCTTGAACCTAGTCTTTCCAAACTAGTCCTTCAGCTCAGCTACCTTTGTTGTCTCTTGGGTATATGAGTCATAAGGCTTGAAAGGTGGAATCTGCTGTGTCATGTGCATCTCTGTCTCGTTGTCATGCTTATTTACTTGTTGCAGATGCAGGTCCAGGCAAAGTAAATAGCATTCATATGATGCACGATGATGACATAACGATTCGGGCTGAAAGCAGCTTCATTGACCCTGGAGTCCGTTGCTTGAAAGAGCTCAAAGACTGGATCTTGATTGGCTTAGGGCACCCTTTAGTGACTGTTGAGCTGACAGATGAGCAGCTTAACTTCTGCATTGCTAGAGCTACAGAAGTCTATACGAAATACGCATACTTAGGAGCTGACAAGTACTTAGTCATTGACTTGAATGGGTATCAGCATGGGATTGGGCTAGACTTACGGCGATTCAACATCGCATCAGTCAAAGACATCTCATTGCCTAGAGACAATGCATTTGCAATGGGAGGAGACCTTTTCTGGGGACCATACGCATTCTTAGGCTAGGGAAATGGGATCTATCCAGCTTTCCATAACTAGGGGACTACTCCAACGATGGGGAATTGGGTGACATGGCATGCTGTGTCTGAGTTCTTCGACTTGACAAAGAAGATGACCGGGTCTAATCCTGACTTCCAATATGACAAGGACACAGGATTCATGAAGCTAATGCCTGAACCAAGATGCAAAAGTGGGAACCATATGATGCTATTGACATGCCAATGCGTGCCACCATATGAGGTCCTTTATGGGAACGAGTATGTGAAGCGCCTAAGCCTCGCATAGAGCAAGATGCTTTTAGGGACAGTCCGCAAGAAGTTTGCAAATGTGCAGCTTCCAGGTGGAGGGCAAGTTGATACGACAATCGGTGATGAAGGGAAAGCTGACTGGGACAAGCTGATGGAAGACATCATCAAAGACGAAGGAAAAGGCTAGTGCTGGTGCATCGTGTAAGATGTGCCTAAGATGTCAGCTAAGATAGCGGGCAGCTTAGCTGCCCGTTTTTCAGGTTTACATCTGATCCAGGTATGATATGATCTAACATAGAAAGCGAGACAACAAAATAGCATGGCTGAAAGCAAGACAAGCAATCGGATCTTAGTATGTGTAGACTCAAGCTATTGGCTCTACTTTACAGCATTTGGAGCTGTGTCTGAGTTCTAGAAGAAGTTCCCAGAAGAAGCGGCGATCTGGATAAAAGACCCAGAAGAAGTTGACCAACAGCATCTTCCAGACTTGACTTCATGCGAAACATTTAGAAGGATCCTCAAACGATATGTCATGAAGCGCTGTGAGACAATTGACTATCATCTTCGAGGGGGATTCCAAGACAAGATTGACGCAGCTGACGGCGTAGACATCATCTTTGCAATGGATGACTATACAAAGAACTCTTTCAGGAAAGACCTCTATCCAGAGTACAAAGCAAATCGAAAGCTTGGAAAGAAGTCATTCAATATGTTCAAGGTCCAGCAGCACATCACAAATGTGATCTTCAAGGAGCTTGAAGTTGAAGAGCATTATGGATATCATATGGTCCGTGTTCCTGGTGCTGAAGGAGATGATGTGATTGCTACAGTCTTCAAGACTATAGGGAAAGAGTATATGCTCAACGTGCTGATTGCTAGTGATCGAGACTTCATTCAGCTCGAGAATGTGAGCCAAATGAACCTATTTGGCCAAAAAGTTGAAGCAAAGCTAGCTGACGAGATTGTGAGCCCTAAAGAGTATCTGCTTGGGAAGATAATCCTTGGGGATGGCTCAGACAACATCAAGAAAGTGTTTCCTGGAGTTGGAGACAAGAGAGCGCTGAAGCTGATCAGAGACAAGAAAGCTTTGAAAGAGAAGCTAGCTGCTGACAACGATGCTGCAAGCCGGTTCCTCTTGAATAAGAAGCTGATATCTTTTGACAACATTCCAGCTGAGCTGACAAAGAAGATTACAGAGGCTGTGAACATAGAGCTTTATCGAGATGCACCATTGAATGAGACTCTTAGCTTCAGTGATTATATGATGAGGTAAGCATGAAGCTAGTAGACATCTCAAAGTTCAAGAAGATCAATCGGTTCAAAGTGACCATTGATGGGAAAGAGACAGACCTTCAGATTGGAGACAAGCTGATCTTTCCTGATGGTTGTCCAATAATAAAGACTGTGATCTCGATGACCATTTTCGAAGACAAGTCTGTCAACTATTTGCTTAAATGGTATGACGAGGACGGGTTCAAGCAAGAAGCGGTTTCTTTGACAGACTTAAAGCTCCTGAATGTCAATGTCCTTCCACGGACTCCAATCACATTGAGCAATGTTCCAGAATCAAGTCTAGAAAGGTAAGATGTCAACATGAAAGATGAGCCACAGAACTTAAGCTAGAGTATCCTTTGGGTCGACAAGTATGCACCAAAGTGCCTAAAGGACTATGTCTTGAATGCAGACCTCAAAGCTTACTTTAAGAACATGCTTAGATGCAAGACACTCTAGAACTTTTCAATGGTTGCGGTCTAGGGGTCAGGAAAGACAAGCTTAGCTAAAGTGCTTGCTAAAGAGTCTGATGCTGAAGTCCTCTTTGTCAAGTGCGCAACTGAAGGGACTATTGACACATTGAGGACAAAAGTCGAGCCATTCTGCAATGCTATGACATTAGATGGCCGCATGAAGCTAGTCATTCTTGATGAGATTGATTCAGCTAGCAGTTCAGGAGATTCAAACTTCTAGAAAGGTCTGAGGACATTGATCGAAGCAGCATAGGATGATTGTCGATTCATCCTTACAGCTAACTACAACAAGGTGATTCCAGCTTTGCTGTCAAGATGTCCGCTTATCCCGCTGAAGTTTGACAAGAAAGATCTGCTTGTCCATATCAAGAAGATCTTGGATTCAGAGAAAGTAGCTTACACAAAAGAGTCATTGAAGGCCTTCATCGAAGAAGCATTCCATTTCTATCCAGACTGCAGAAGAATCATCGGCTACCTTCAGTTCTGCTCAAGCACAGGAGAGCTGATTGTCAAGCTGAATGCGATCGTCAATAGCGAGCGAGAAGCTTTTGTCGAAGACATTGTGAAACGGACCTTAGAAGCTAAAAGCATTCTCGATGTCCGTAAGCATTATCTGCATGAGAAAGAGAAGCTTGGAGACTTTGTCGAAGGAGGATCTTTGCTGTTCAACTACGTAGCAGACAATGACCTAGTCGATTGTGATGGGATCTTGAAGCTTGCAGACTTGCTGTATCAGCTTAACGTCGTAGTAGACAAAGAGCCTACCTATTTTGGAATGCTAGCAGCAATAAAGAGACATGGCCGGAACTAAAAGCATCTTGTTTGAGGCAGTCAGCAACATTGTCTTCTAGAAGTCTGAAGAGACATACAAGGAGCATGTTGAAGATGAAGAGCGATGGAAGACATTCTCTAAGTTCATGGTCCTTAGGTACATGACGATGAGCTGGAATGAAAAGATCCGTGACATTGTCATCGAGAACTATTTGACACTTGAACGGATGCCAGACAAGCAGATGTATCATTGGCTGATGAAGAATGTCCCACGTCAAAGTAATGGGTTCATCAGGTACATAAAATGAAGAGAAAGCTTATGAGCAATAGAGAGGAAAGATGACAGAATGAAGATCAGGACAGACTACGTGAGCAATAGCTCAAGCAGCAGCTTTGTGCTAGCTGGAAAGACATATTCAGCAGATGAAGTTGTCAAAGCTGCTAAAGAGATTGCTCCAGATGAGGAGAAGCAATATCAAGAAGATGGAGACATGTATCAGCTTCTAGAAGCGATGGCTGATGAAAGCGGGCTGCAATTTGAGACCGCTGGCTACGATAGCATTGAAGACGTCTGCTTTGGGCTAGATCCAAATGAGATGTTAGACAATGAGACTCTCAAAGAGTTCAAAAGCAAAGTCGCTGAAAAGCTGAAGTCATTGAAGCTGAAAGCGAAAAGCAGCGAGATCTTGTTTGTCAGCGGTGGAAGTGATGCTTCCGGGCTTTCATTCTTTGGATGCTGCGGGTGACATATGGTCAAGACATACATCAAGAAGCCTGTAGCTGTTAGAGCAGTCCAATATGACGGGACTAATTTTGCTGAGCTAGCTGAATTCTCAAAAAATGAAGCATATCTCCAAGATGGCATTCCATATGTGCACACACTCGAAGGAGATATGCGAATGAAGAACAAGATCGGAGATTACTTGATCTAGGGTATTTAGGGAGAATTTTACTTCTGTGAGAAAAGTGTCTTTGAGCAGACTTATGTTGAAGAGCGGTTATTCTGAAGTTCAGCTTTCAGTCGTGCAAAGATCCAACTAGTGACGCATCTGAACTGCTGACCATTCGATTTCCACATAGCAAACCCTTTCCATGTATAGAAATGCTAAACGAAGCATTCAGCTGAGATTGTTCCGTTGCACAGTTTCTTCACTAAGACTGTCAAGCGCTTCAGCTCTCTATTGATGACTCGTTTGACAGATTTTGTCTTGATCTTTCCTGTTGGAGTAAGCTGATAGATGACCTTCAAGAAAATGAGTCCTTTTGATAACGGATAAGCCTAAGACTTAGGATTCAGCTCTAAGCCTATCTTCTCAAGCTCAACTTTGCATTTAGCTTTCAAAGCTTCAGCTTCTTCCTTAGTCCTGACAATCATGATCATGTCATCCATGTAACGGAGATAATGCTTGATCTTCAGCTTCTCTTTGACAAAATGGTCGAAGTCATTGAGATAAAGCAGCTGCAAAAGCTAGCTGCATTGAGACCCTAAGCCTATTCCTCTGCTCCCAAATGGGTCTGCTTCTATTTCTGCTTTAGGACGTGGATCATCAAAAGAGTCTATGATCTTGCATACATGCTCACAGAAATGCGGCTCTTTGACCGTCTTCAATACTTTCTCTTTCAAGATCCGCCTTGAAGTTGAATTGAAGTAATGGCGGATGTCTAGCTTCACACAATATCCTTCTGATGTCTTGTTCTCAACAAAATAGCGATGAAGGTGATACTTGACTCGCTCTATGACTTTTGTCAATCCTTTGTTGTCCTAACATGCTAAGTTGTCATAGATGAAAGACTAAGTCAGGACATCGTAAAGCCCGTTTATGCATAGGCTTCTTTGGAATACACGATCTCTTATTCGAGTAGCAGCAATCTCACGCTCTTTTGGGTCATAAAGCTTGAAATGCTGATACTTCTAGATCTTATACGTCCCATTAGCTAAGTCATTATGAAGCTTGACTACATTAGTTCCAAGATGGATCAGCCATTTGACTGTGCTAGACTTCCAGCTGATTCCTTTTCTACAGTCAAGCGAAGCTTTATAAAGCTCATCGACTGAAATTGCTCGCTCAAAGTCTGAATATGTCAGCTTCCGTCTCTTGAAAGGAATTCTCTTCTATTTGTGCTTTGGCCGCTTTCTCAATAGCTGACAATTCTTTGGAAGATCTACAAGATTTGAATCCTATGTCAGCGCTGATTCGTTCAATGTCTCTAAGCTAAGCATCAGTAAACTCCATTCCATTCTCTTTGAGAAGATCAAATGCTTCTGCAAGTCCCGTTATTGGAGCTTCATTAGCTGCTTCAACAGCAGGAAGCTCTTCAATGACCTCATCATCTGAAGACAACGATGATTCTGCTCCAGACTTTGTCTCAATCTGCTTGACGTCTGAATTCATCCAAGCTACAATAAGCCGCTTTATATGGTCAAGCCTTTGCAAAGCTGTTGCATACTGAGACATAGACTTCTTAGCTAGAAACACCACGTTGATGTCAATTTCGCTTTGCAGCTAGATGCAAAGGTCTCTAGCTTCTTTCTACAACGTTTTACGTTCAGCTGCCTAATCAGGAATCTCGAGACGTCTGTCATTTGCTATCAACAGCTTAGCATAGATGTCTCGTGCTGTCTGAAGCATAGGAAATGCACATACAGAGAAGTTCCGTTTAGGGATGACCTTCTCATTTTTAGCTAGATGCATGACATGAGCAGCTAGCTCATTAGCCTCTTTAAGGACCGTCATGCGATGAAGAAGTCGATTTCGTGCTGGGACTGCCATATTCTGTCAAGTAGATGATAAAGATCTAAGGTTTAGGACATTCTTTCGAACAAGCCGCACATAGCTGTTTTCCTATATACTTCAAGCTTCAACCAAGTTTTGAGAGCTAGTGAATTGTGCTGTTGCACAAATGACTTCAGCATTTTCACATCTCGTAATGTTTGCGACCGCTCACAACAGACAGCAGCTTTGAAGCTACGTTGAGCAGTCAGACTTGCAATCCCCTTGTTCTTCTTATAACGATGAGCTGAGCGCATTTCAGAACACAGCTTTGAAGCTATGACCTACTATATTGACGAAGCAACACATTTGAATGCTACATTAGAGCAATCGGGCGCAACGCCGTTGGCATTGGTAGAGTTGTTGTTGTTGACGTAACCAGACGAATTGACGTTAGCGACGTTATTGGCATTGGTAGCATTCGCGGAGCGAATGCGCCAATTGGCCGCACAATAACCACTCAATGGAGTGCAAGCCTAAAGACTTGAAGTCTGACTTGTTCGAAAGAATGTCTTGATTTTGCTTTGTGAATTCATCTATATCAGACATTATACTGCACCCCAGATCTTTTTATGAATCTTGTTGAACATCTCCCAGGGCTTCCGCGGCTGCCCTCAGCCTCCGAACTGTTACGCAAGCGTAACGATGGCGCTTCGCGCTGGAGGCTGAGATGCTGCCGCGGGGCAGAGGATGTTAATATACAGAACAAACGGGCGCAACGCCGCTGGCACTGGTAGAGGAGTTGGTGTAGACGTAATCAGACGAATTGACGATAGCGACGAAATTGGCATTGGTAGCATGCGCGGAGCGAACGCGCCAATAGGCCGCACTAGTAGCAGGAGCCCCCGTCATGTCTGACATCTTGAACTTCTTCAGTGTGTCAGTTGTTACGGTCGAGCTTCCGACTGCTGTCTAGACTGGATAGACTACGTTGAAGACTGCAAAATCTTCAAAAGCGTTTCCATAGACATAGTTATTGTCAGTAGCGTTCAAGTTAGCTGATCCAGCAAGAATAAAGTCATTTGCTGTGTACTCGACATAGTTAGAGTCAAGTGCAGCTCCGCCATCTCTATAGGTTGAATAGACCCAATTTCTTGCAATTGTCGGTGGGCAACGTTTCAAGAAGCTCTTGTCTTTGGCAAGCTTCAGTCCAATTCCATTTGTGAACTCAAGCATGTTGTTCACACCAGTTGGAGTCCAACGAGGATATGTGATCTCGTTATGTCCGCAGCGAGAGTTCAAGAATACACGTTCATGTGAGTCAGACCAACGTGTACGTCTTGTCGAACTTGATGTTGCATAGCTGAATGCACATGTCGCTTCTGTGATAGTTGCTCCATCTTTTGATGATCCCAACAGATGTTGTGTCTGTAATGCCATTGTATAGCCACAGAACGAATATGTCGTCCCATCGACAACAATGCTCATAGGGACAGAATATCCTTCTGCAGTCGTTGCTGCTGTTCCGCAATTAGCATTTGTCTGGCCATAGGTAAAGGTCTCGCTTCCAACACTTGCAACTGTCTTTCCAGTGTCTGTGAACACATTTCTCAACGTCTCATCAGACCAGCTTCTGCTATAAGTCTTGCATCCTGCTGCAATTGCACGCAAGAACCCATATTCAGCTACAGTGTCATCTACTGAGGACACATAGACATAGTTCTTGCCATTCTTGTACTTGACATACTGTGGGACAGTCCCATTGTAGCCAAGGACAATCCATGACAAGTCAACGTCATCAATCTTGTCAATATTCTCCATGACACTAGCTTTTGTCAAGCATGGAACAAATGTCCCGCCATTCATGTACCCATCTGGAATCATGTACTTTGTCGTGATTCCTGAACCAATTTCTGGAAGCCCTTGAGCCTATGGTGTCAAAGTCATGTCAAAAGCTTCTAGCTTGTCAACAAGCTTGTCCCATTCTGACTTCTGCTCACCATAATGATCAATGATCCATTGCTTCATGTTAGCCGGTGGCTCTCCTAAGAACATAGCATCTACTAGCATAGTTGTGTGTCTTTCTGTATTTCGTTGTCTAAGTTGTCTAGCTGAAGATCATTCAGGCTGCTCTTCTTCAGCAGCTCTCTCATCTACAAGCTTAGGCAAGTCAAATGCTTGCCATTTTCCAAAGTCAAGCCCGATGTCAATCGCTCTCAGCTGACAGACATCAAGCGCATTCAGAAGAGCTGTCTTCTGTTGGCAGTCTTCAAGCGTCCCAACTTCAATTGGAGTCCCCCTGAAGCTCTCGTGTCCAGGAATCTTCCTGATCTCAAAGATCGCTTCTACAACAGCATCTGCTGCATTTGAGAAAGCACAAAGCCCGCGGTTCTGTGCATCAATCTCGCTTTTTGGTATGTAGGTTGTCATATGTGTCTGGTCTTTCTTTGTATCATCCGTTACGTGCATGTAAAGCTTTGCTTTGTGCTGGCTGCTTATGATAAGCAATTGGCCCGTACAAGTTGAAGTCTGGATTGAAGTGATAGATGCACTCGAAGTCTTTAGACTTGAAGAATGACTCAGCAAGATAGACGTCTTTCTTCTTGATGAGCCCGAATAGCTTCTTGACTGTCACTTTCTAGATGTCAAGCTTTGAATAGCATTCGCCACAAAGCTCAAAGCAATATAAAGCTGAGATTCCATTCTTGAATCCGAAATCATATGGGACTTTGTCCTTCAAGAACTGCTTAGCTTTCTTTACGGCTGCAGCTACACCGCTCTTTGGCCTAAAGATTGCAATCCGATCGCACTATGCAAACTCAACTACATTAGTCTCGCTGACTCCTTCTGCTATAGCATGGATGATCTTCCCGTTTCCAACATATAGTGCTCCATGACTGAACTTCAGCTTGTCTGGAATGAACTTCCCGTCTAGGTACCAGTTGTAGCCTCGCAAGATGATGTCTCCAGGCTTCAGCAGCTTCAAGATCTTCATGACCTCATCTCCAGTGACTTCAAAGCACTTAGGATCATAGACCATCCAAAAGGGCCATTTGAAGACTTTGATGTCTCCAATGACTGTCAATAGCTTAGCCCACTTCTCATATGCCCATTTTCTCATGCAGAAGCTATTTACTTCTAGCAGCAACATCTCATAAGACAAAGAACGAGCTCTGTCTAGAAGTCTGCTAGCTCAAAGCTGCATTTGCCGGATTTGGGCAATTCCAACTCGGGCCGTCAAAGTCTCCAAAGAACTAGTCTGGCTTCTAAGACAGCCGTTGGAACACATCAGCTTTAGCCTCTTGCTCTTCATCAAAGATTGCTTTCCCAAGCTTATGCTAGATCTCGTCTTTGAAGTCCAAGAACTCACGATGCAACGGGTCCATCTCTACTTTCCGTAAGTCTGCATCTACATACTCTTTTAGCGGCTGCAAAGCTTTTGGATAAGTCTTCTCAAGCTATGAGATGAAAGTGTTAACACAGATGAAATAACGCTCAACCAAGTCTGGCTGCAAGACAAAGCATGCCCAGATCCATGCTAAGACACAGTCATCATGAGCTGGAGCAATTGCCTAATAGATGGCACTATTGCTTCGTGTATCTTTCTTTGTGAACAAGTCAAGCTCATCTAACAGCTCTCTGTCATACAGTGTCCATCCAAATCCAGCTGTTGTCATCATTTCTCTAGCCCATAAGCACGCTCTGCCTTTAGTTGTGACATGGCTGAAGACTCCAGCTTCCCCACCTTTTCCTTCTTTCACTAAGTTTGGATAGCCGTATGTGATCCTTAAGCTGTCTAAGTACCCAGACCCGATTCCATTCCGTTCACAGATATAGTATGGGTTGTTGTAGAGCGCTAAGATCTTTGTAGTCACAAAAGCGAACTCAACAGTTGAGACAGAGTTGCTTGAGAATTTAGCGCATTGGATGATGTTTGACAGGTCTGTCACATCCCAAATGTACAAGATGCTTGAGTCTGAGCCAACTCCTTCTGCAACATCTCCAGATGCTAAGTAAGTCTTCTTCGGGTTGAACTCATGCCATGTTGTGAACTCATAGAACTTGTCTTGCGCTTCGTTCAAGATCTTCTGCTTCTTTCCGTAAAGCAGGTCTTTGTCGATCAGCTTCATCTCAGTCTGCTTCATGCGATATCGCTCTAAGACATCTTCAGGGATCAGCTTCTTCACTGTCCCCATTGACATGAACTCGTTTCCAAATTCCTAAGAGAACCGTTGCTCTCCAATTGAAGCAATTGTGTTCGCTTTCCATTGCTCGTCTCTTCCTGGAACATCCCACCAGTCAAACCTGAATGGCTTCCAACCTTCAAGGTTCTTGTCAGCAGTCTTAGCATTTGCTTTGCACCATAGCTCATAGTACAAGTTCTTTGTGTCTGCACCATTTGGTGTAGAGACTATGATGAACTATGAGTTCTTCGAAGAGCTGATAACAGGATAGATTGACTCAAAAACTTTATGTGAGATGTTGTTCGGCACAAAAGAAAATTCATCAGCAATGACACAATTGTGAGATAGGATCCCATTAGCATAATAGAGATGGTTTCCATCAAGAGACACATCATATGTGTTGTCGACTTTCCCTAGCTTCAAGACACTTCCAATAGCAGCAATTGTCCCGTCTTCTAGCTATATGCTATGACCTAATGCCTATGAAGCTAAGACTTCTGAACCATCTTTGCAAATCAAGACATGGTCTTTTGTGCAGACGATTGATTTTCCTCCTGCTCGTATTTCATAAAGCTCTTGTTTGTCAGTCTTATTGACTGAGTTGATCTTGTTCCATCCTTCGTTTCCTTTTGCTTCTATGCAAAATAATGGCTTTACAGCTCTGACATAGAAGTTGCGAATCATCTTATGCAGTCTTGCTGTCATTGTCTTTGTCCTCACCGTTCTTTCTTTTCTATGATTTGAAATCGCGCAGATAGTTTTTCCCGTATTTCTAGTCAACATATTTCAGATACTAAGTATACTCATCTTCATATAAGATCTTGACGTTGTTCTTAAGTGCGCATTGTCTCCTAGCTTCTTGCAAAGCATCTAGTGTATGATTGTAAGGATTGACCCACTTTCCAGTCTTTTCTTTGTCTAAGAACTAGCTTCCTTTCAGCTCCCATAGCTCATTTCCAACTCTGAAGTCTGGATAGTAAGAGTGCAATTTCCCGTTAAGCTCAAATGATAGTCCAACATTAGGCTAGTATTCAAAGCTGATGTAATGGTCTTCAAGATATATGAATAGTGCTAGCTCTGGAGCAGAATGGAATGTCTAGCTTTTGTACACATACTTCTTGCAGACTTTCTTAAATATGCTTGGAACTTGCAATGGGTTCTCAACTCCATAGGCGGCTTTGAATGCAGCTTTGAACTCAGAGCGTCCAACTTCTGACTTCATATTATTGTCTGTCCCGTAATGAGCCAAATATGCTTCTTTAGATTTCTCTCTAAAATGTTTAGATCCCATGACCCAATCTGTCCCATAACGCTTCCTATTTGTCTTGTTCACACGCTTTCTGACTTCTTGGTTCTGCAATGGAGCGACCGTTCCATATTTCTCTAAGCATGTCTTTCTAGTCTTAGCTTTGACTTCTGGAAGCTAAGACATATGCTCAACTCCGTATCTTTTAAGACATAATGCTTTGATCTTTGCTTGGATGTCTGGAACTTGTGAAATGTGCTAGACACCATACTTTTTCATCAATGTAGACTTAGACTTCTGCTTTACAGCGTTGCATGTTAAAGGAGATATACTTCCGAATCGAGAAAAATTTGTCTTAGCTGTCTTAGCTCTCACGACGGGATCATTTGCGGCACATTTCATACAGCAATGTGCCGCTGATCCAGAAGCTAGATAAAGCTTTGTCTCATCTATCATTAATCGGCCGCATATCTTGCATTTAGGAAATTCAGACAAGCCATGGATGATCCATGCTATCTTGTATCTATATGAGAAGTGTAAAATCTTGGATGGAACACAGCGATCTATAAATGCTTTGAGTTCAATATATTTTCCTTTAGCATGAAGTAGCAATGTTGAAAGCTAAATCTTCTTAGATGTTGCTTCTTCTAAAAGCTGCTTGAAAAGCTAAGGCTCTTTATGGAAATAGATGTTGTCTTCAAAGTCTGGAAACATAAAACACTTCATGCCGCTAAATGGAAGAGTTTCAAGATTTTGAGAAGTTTGAATAATGTCCCGATCTTGACATTGAATGTTAGCTTGTCATTCTTGAACAAGCGAACCTTAATCTTAGTGTCATGCTAAACACAGTTAGCTGAAAATCCACGGGCTGCGTCTGATGCAGTTGCAAATCCTTTGATTGCTGACCTATTAGCAAAGACTAGCTCTCCTTTGTTGTAGACAAAGACACCTTGCTTGAGCCATTTTGGCAAATACTCATATGCAAGCCTGATTCTGCTCAGAATCTCTAATGCAGTATCAGCCTTGTTCGCTAAAAGCATGATCTTCTTCTCAGGAAAGAACTATGTCAGCCAAAGCGCATAGATTGTGTATGTTGTAGTCTTAGATGACTGACGTGAAGCTAGAACAATGCAGCGTTTCTCTTGTGTGAAGAACTCAAGCAAGTCTTTCTGCTTCTCATATAAGTCTATTGTCATCAAGCCTTTGTCAAGGTTGATGATCTTGAAGTACTTCTCAGCAAAATAGCAAATGTCTCGCTTGCACTTGGCTATCTCTCTGACTCGATGCTCAAATTCAGCTTTTGTGCAGGTGTCTACTTCTCCAGCTTGCTTTATTGTCGCTAGCTCTTCGTTATTAGCTAATAATTCTCCCATACCTATACATATTATACGTTTGAAGCCGGCAATCACTAAAGATGATTGCCGTTCTTAACAACTTTCGCAAGTTGTTGTTCCTGTTTCATAGAAGTTGTTTGATCAGTCATATCTGAACATTGACAACTGTCTCCACAGGCTTGAAATCCTCTGCTTCCCAGAGTACTCAGAGCGTTATTTTTAAGGTTGACTGCAGCATTGACATCTCTTATATGAAATGCTCTGCAGTTAGGACAGGTCCATTTTCTGTCGCTTAGCTTAAGACTTGAATGTCTATGACCACATTCAGAACATATCTAAGATGAAGCGAACCATTTATCAGCTTTGATCACAACAGAATTATATCGAGGAGCTTTCTTCTCTAAGAGAGATACGAAATTTCCCCAAGCTGAATCATTCACATTCTTAGCGTTTCTCAGGAACTTAGCTATTTCTCTCAAGTTGAGATCTTCAATGCCTATCACTTCATAGTTCTTGACAAGTTCAAGAGCAAGTTTCTCTTGAAAGTCTTTTCTCTGATTAGCAATGTGCTCTTCAAGTCTAGCAACCTTGATCCTGGCTTTGTTTCTGTTCTTGCTGTCTTTCTGTTTCTTCATCATCCGCTTCTGGAGCTTGTGCAGCTTCTTGGCGGATATCTGTTTGAACGCGGCATACCCGTAGTTGCAACCTGTTTTTCCGTCATCGGCTACGAACATTGTCTTTGGACTCCAATCCAGGCCAACTGCAGACATTTGGTTTTCATGTCTGTAAGTTGACTCTTTGTACTCTATTTCACAACACAATGACGCGAAATATTTTCCACTTGGAGTTTTCTTGACTGTTATGTTCTTGACTGACTTTATGACGAAATTCTTTGGTAATGACCGAAGTTTGAACTTGACTTTCTTGAGTTTCGGAACATTCAACATTCTATGATCAAAGTCAAAACAATTTTCAGTTATCATTACTTCTCTATATGAGAAACAATTTGATTTCTTTGACTTGAATTTCGGATGTTTGAATTTTCCACCAATCATTCCTTTTGAAGACTTGAACCAATTGTCAAAAGCCCTGTCACAGTCTTTTGTGCTTTGTTGCAATGCAGATGAAGAGACTTCTTTCATGTACTCAAACTTCTCTTTCCATTGTTTCTCAGAAGTTGGTCTTAGAGGTGGTCGCTCTTCTTTTGGAACTTCTTGATATTGTCTCCAATACTCATTGCGCTCATTGAGATGCAGATTGTAGATTTGACGACAGCAACCAAAAGTCTTGTTCATTAAGACTTCTTGCTCTCTCGTTGGATACAACCTTATTGTCAAACCTCTTAACTGCATAT